TCAAGAAAATAATTTTCTGACACGTTGACCTTGCTCTTTTTTATGTTCATCAAGTAAGTGAGAGTAGGTGTCTAAAGTTATAGATATATTATAATGCCCTAATCTTTTGCTAATATATTCAATAGGTATACCTCTAGAAAGTAGGAAAGATGTATGCGTGTGTCTTAATGAATAAGGCGTTATTTTAGTATCATTTAGTCCTATTTGACTCTTAGCATGGTTAAATGACTTTTTAACGGCATTATGACTTAATTTAAACAACTTATTATCTGTACGTTTTGGTAATTTTGATAATTTAGCTTTAATATGTTGTATATCCTTTTTTGGTACCTCCACAAGTCTGTCCGCGTTAACTGTTTTTGTTCCACGAAGATGTATTGTGCCCTCTTTTTCGTTTAGATCGATAGGCAACATATTAATTACATCGCTGTATCTTGCACCAGTGATAGCTAGGATGAATAAAAAAATATAACTCGGTTCGTCTCTAGATTTAAAGTATTCTATCAATTGCAAGTATTGTTCTATGGTGATGAATTTAGAGTGTTCGTCTTTTGATTTTTTTGTACCACGAATATCTATTTGATAGCTAGGATCTTTCTTTAAATACCCCTCATATACTGCATCTCTGAAGCATTGTGATAAACAACTGTTTAATTTACGAACCGTTTCATTAGTACGACCACGACCGAATTCGTTCAAAAACTTTTGATACTCGGAACGTTTGATGTTTTTTATTAAAAAATCACTCCCGAAATATTCGTTAAACAATTTTAATGAACGTTGATACCAATAGAATTGTTGTGAAGCGACATGTTTCTTATTTTTTGAATCTAACCAATCATTGTAATATTCTTCAAACTTTTTATTTTCATCTAAATTATTTCCATCATCCAAATCTCTAAGCAGTTGTTGAGCAGCGTTGGTTGCCTCTGCTTTAGTTTTGAATCCCGACTTTCTTTTCTTTCCTGATTTGAAAGACGGATGTTTTACATCGTATTGCCAAGATGTCGACGTTTTATTCTTTCTTTTTGTAATAGTAAATGATGCCATTTTATTTCTCCTCCTCAAAATTGGCAAAAAAATAATAAGGGTAGGCGAGCTACCCGAAATTTTATTGTTGAACAACTATTGCTTCACTTCTTGCTTTTCCTACTTCTTTTCTAAAACTATCATATGATTGATTAGGGTGTGTTAACGACATTCCTGGACCACCTCCAGCATGTTGGTTTTTGTCCGGATTATTTTCCATTTCTTCAGTGGCTCTTTTAGCATTTAAATATTCTTCGTAACTAGGTTCGTTTGGGTCGCGTGGTTGTGCTTGTTGTCCATTATTGGTAGCTGGAAGATTCTTCTGTACCTGTTGCTTAGATGTGTTATTGGTTTGTTGATTGTTGTTAATGTTTGTGTTGTTCTCGTTGTTTACTTGATTATTGTTATGGTTTTGATTAGCATTTTCTTTTTTAGCTTCTGCTTTTTCTTTAGTTTCTTTCTTTTTATCTTTGTTCTCTTTCTTCGTTTCCGTTTTCTTGCTTTCCTCTTTCTTATCGCCGTCGTTACTACCACATGCGCCTAACACCAACGTACTTGCTAATAGTAAACCTAATAATCTTTTCATGTTCATTTCTCCTTTGTTTATATTTCCTTATATTTAAAAACTCTCAACGGCTCAAATGTAATAGAATACTCGCCATAGTGAGTTCCAATACCATATATCTTTTTATATTGTTCTATTGCTTCTAATATGTATTCTTCGCTTAATTGTAGATACTCAGACAACTCATACAAGTTGCGTACGCCATAATTATAAGCTTCTACAATTTCGCGTAGCGGTACAGCTGAGATAAAGCCGTGTCTACGTGCGTAATTTTCGAACTTGCGATTGTTGAAATTCGACTGATCTAAAATGTTGCCATACGTCAACTTATGGTGGGCAAGTTCTTCATATAATACTTCTAATTTGTTCCTTTCGGATAGGGAAGGTCTAATAAAAATTTCTCCTTCTTGATACCAACCATCGAATCCTCGAGGTACTCTTTGTGTTTCTTTCACTTCAACTTCACATTTCATAAGCAATTCTTCGTATTTTCCCATGCGCCAAACCCCTTTGTTGTCTTATTTCTTTCTATCTCTAACCCATTGCATAAAGCTTTCGATTTCTTCCCATTCTTCGGGAGTAAATTCATCTTTATTTGCATGGCCGGCTATAGTTTCTTGATGAATACTTCTTTCTTCTGTAATTCTCGATTTAGGTACATTAAAGTAATCTGCTAATTGTTGGACTTTTGATATTCTAGGATATTTAAGTTCTTTAAGCCAGTTAGAGATTGTTGATTGACTTACCCCGATTGCTTCAGACAATTCTACTTGAGTAATGTTGTTCTCTTTCATAAGTTGTTCTAAGTTCTCTGATAAAATTTTTCTAGCACTCTTATATTCCATAATTTTCTCCTTTAGTATTACTTAATGTAATACTAATTTACCATAAGTAATATCACTTTTCAATACAAAATATTACTTTTTTGAAATAAATATCACTTTAGGTGTTGACATATTACTTTAAGTGATAGTATAGTTGTAAATGTCAACGGGAGGTGATACGAAATGCCAGAAAATTTTAAAGAGTTCTCTGTAAAGGTTTGGAGAACTAATTCGAATATGACACAACAAGATGTCGCTGATAAATTAGGCGTTACTAAACAATCTGTAATAAGATGGGAAAAAGATGACGCAGAATTAAAAGGCTTACAATTGTATGCTTTAGCCAAATTATTCAACACAGAAGTTGATTATATAAAGGCTAAAAAAATTTAATATTAATATCACTTTAAGTGATAAAGGAGGAAGCTGAAATGCAAGAATTACAAACATTTAATTTTGAAGAATTACCAGTAAGAACATTAGAGGTTGACGGAGAACCATATTTTATAGGAAAAGATGTTGCTGACATTTTAGGATACGCAAACGGACGAGATGCTTTGTCAAAACATGTTGATGCAGAAGATAAGCTGACGTCGCAAATCGCGACGGCAGGTCAAAACAGAAATGTAACGATCATCAACGAATCAGGACTATACAGTTTAATCTTTTCTAGCAAATTAGAAAATGCGAAGCGGTTCAAACGTTGGGTAACTTCGGAAGTTTTACCAACGTTAAGAAAAACAGGAGCGTACCAAATACCTAGCGACCCAATGCAAGCATTGAGATTAATGTTTGAAGCTACAGAACAAACTAAACAAGAAATTAAAAACGTGAAAGATGATGTTATTGATTTGAAAGAAAATCAAAAACTGGATGCGGGAGACTACAACTTCTTAACTAGAACAATCAATCAAAGAGTAGCTCATATACAAAGACTACATGCGATAACAAACCAAAAACAACGTAGCGAATTATTCAGAGATATTAATTCAGAAGTGAAAAAGATGACTGGTGCGAGTTCAAGAACGAACGTAAGACAAAAACATTTCGACGATGTAATTGAAATGATTGCTAATTGGTTCCCGTCACAAGCTACTTTATACAGAATCAAGCAAATTGAAATGAAATTTTAAAACGAAATATAGGAGAGGCTGAATATGGAATACATCGGATATGCAGACGCAAATGCGTTTGTAAAAATAAGTGGCATTTCAAAAGATGATCTAGAGAAAAAAGTCTACTCGAACAAAGAGTTTCAAAAAGAATGCATGTACAGATTTGGTCGAGGACAAAAGCGTTATATAAAAATTGACAAAGCTATTCAATTTATCGGTACCAATTTAATGATTAATGAATACGAATTATAGGAGGAATTATCAAATGAGTAAAACTTATAAAAGCTATCTATTAGCAGTATTATGCTTCACAGTCTTAGCGATTGTGCTTATGCCATTGCTATACTTTACTACAGCATGGTCAATTGCAGGATTCGCAAGTATCGCAACATTCATATTCTATAAAGAATGCTTTTATGAGGTGGACGATTAAATGACTTGGTTCGAAGAACACGTTAAACCCAGTGTGGAATGGAAAAGAAAAGCAGAACAAGCTGTGTTAAGTGATGATGAAGTTAAGACGATCACTGAATATAGAGGGATGTACAACAACCCACATATTTACATGTCGGTTCAAAACAGAAATTATCTTATTGAATATATAGATAGACATAGTGATGAAATAGTATTACACAATTTAAAACTTAAGAAATCATTCAGAAGAAGAGTACATCAATATTTAACTGTCGGTCAAATAGTAGTGTCGGACGAATCAAAAGGAATAATTTATGAAACATCTTTGATAATAAGATAAAAAAACTGCTACTTGCGACAACAAGTAACAGTGACAAACGATTAACAAAATTAATTCGTGTTCAATATAAAACGAAAAACGGAGGAAGTCAAGATGTATTACGAAATAGGCGAAATCATACGCAAAAATATTCATGTTAACGGATTCGATTTTAAGCTATTCATTTTAAAAGGTCATATGGGCATATCAATACAAGTTAAAGATATGAACAATGTACCAATTAAACATGCTTATGTCGTAGATGAGAATGACTTAGATATGGCATCAGACTTATTCAACCAAGCAATAGATGAATGGATTGAAGAGAACACAGACGAACAGGACAGACTAATTAACTTAGTCATGAGATGGTAGGAGGTCGCTATGAAGCAGACTGTAACTTATCTAATCAAGCATAAAAATGAAAATCTATTTATTACAAACCGACCAACCGAAGTGAACGACACAGTGAAGTATTCAACTGATATGCGAGACGCAAGAGAATTCGACGGACTAGACAAAACTGTTATTGATATGTCTAAGCACAAAGCAATCAAGAAAACAGTGACAGAAACAATTGAGTACGAGGAGGTAGAACATGACTGAAAAAACTAATCAAGATGTCGATATCTTAACGCAACTAGGTGTAAAAGACATCAGCAAACAAAATGCAAACAAGTTTTATAAATTTGCGATATACGGCAAGTTCGGGACTGGTAAAACTACGTTTTTAACAAAAGATAACAACGCCTTAGTACTAGATATAAATGAGGACGGAACAACGGTAACAGAAGATGGGGCAGTTGTGCAGATTAAGAATTACAAGCATTTTAGTGCAGTGATTAAGATGTTACCTAAAATTATTGAACAACTAAGAGAAAACGAAAAACAAATTGATGTTGTAGTGATTGAAACAATCCAAAAGCTACGTGATATCACTATGGACGACATCATGGACGGAAAATTAAAGAAACCAACATTTAATGAATGGGGCGAGTGTGCTTCACGCATTGTAAGTATTTATCGTTATATTTCTAAATTACAAGAACATTATCAATTCCATCTTGCTATAAGTGGACACGAGGGAATTAACAAAGACAAAGATGATGAGGGTAGCACTATCAATCCAACAATCACGATAGAGGCACAAGACCAAATAAAAAAAGCAGTCATCAGTCAATCTGACGTGTTAGCAAGAATGACAATAGAAGAACATGAGCAAGACGGCGAAAAAACTTATCAATATGTACTTAACGCTGAACCATCAAATTTATTCGAGACAAAGATAAGACACTCAAGCAACATCAAAATTAACAACAAACGTTTCATTAATCCAAGTATTAACGATGTTGTACAAGCAATTAGAAATGGTAATTAAAAATTAATTAAAAGGACGGTATAAAAATTATGAAAATCACTGGTAGAACACAATACATTCAAGAAACTAATCAAGAGGCATTCATGAAAGGTGGGGACTTTTTAGGAGCTGGAGAATTTACAGTAAAAGTTGCAAATGTCGAGTTTAACGACAGAGAAAACAGATACTTCACGATTGTTTTTGAAAACAACGAAGGTAAACAATACAAACACAACCAATTCGTCCCACCATTCCAACAAGATTATCAAGAAAAACAATATATCGAGTTACTTAGTAGATTAGGAATTAAATTGAACTTACCAGATTTAACTTTTGACACAGATCAATTAATTAACAAAACCGGAACTATTGTACTTAAAAATAAATTTAACGAGGAACAAGGCAAGTATTTTGTAAGACTCTCATATGTAAAAGTTTGGAATAAAGACGATGAAGTAGTTAATAAACCAGAACCTAAAACTGATGAGATGAAACAAAAAGAACAGCAAGCAAATGGGAAACAGACGCCAATGAGTCAACAATCAAACCCATTCGCTAATGCTAATGGTCCAATAGAAATCAATGATGATGATTTACCGTTCTAGGACGTGGTTTAAATGCAATACATTACAAGATACCAGAAAGACAATGACGGTACTTATTCCGTCGTTGCTACTGGTGTTGAACTTGAACAAAGTCACATTGACTTACTAGAAAACGGATATCCACTAAAAGCAGAAGTAGAGGTTCCGGACAATAAAAAACTATCTATAGAACAACGCAAAAAAATATTCGCAATGTGTAGAGATATAGAACTTCACTGGGGCGAACCAGTAGAATCAACTAGAAAATTATTACAAACAGAATTGGAAATTATGAAGGGTTATGAAGAAATCAGTCTGCGCGACTGTTCTATGAAAGTTGCAAGGGAGTTAATAGAACTGATTATAGCGTTTATGTTTCATCATCAAATACCTATGAGTGTAGAAACGAGTAAGTTGTTAAGCGAAGATAAAGCGTTATTATATTGGGCTACAATCAACCGCAACTGTGTAATATGCGGAAAGCCTCACGCTGACCTAGCTCATTATGAAGCAGTCGGCAGAGGAATGAACAGAAACAAGATGAATCACTATGACAAACATGTATTAGCGTTATGTCGCGAACATCATAACGAACAACATGCGATTGGCGTTAAGTCGTTTGATGATAAATATCACTTGCATGACTCGTGGCTAAAAGTTGATGAGAGGCTTAATAAAATGCTGAAAGGAAGAGAATAATGGTTAAATCGATATTTTTACAAGATGGAGAAGAAATTTTTGTTGATGATGAAGATTATGAGAGAGTTAATCAATATATTTGGACAAAATCTTATGTAGATAACGTTAGAAGAATTCACACAAAGACACTCAACGTTAGCTTAAGTGGATTTGTATTAGAAAATGGTTTTCAAAAAATAAAAAATAATGATTTTACCAAAAACAACATCACTTCAATTGGTTATCAACAACGATGGGCAAGGCCTACAAGAAATACTTCGAGTATCTATAAAGGTGTTTATTTAAATCGAAAAACAAAAAAATGGTCTGCTGTAATAAAAATTGATAGCAAATCTAAATATTTAGGTAGTTTTGTTAATGAATGGGAGGCAGCTAAAGCATACAACAGCGCAGTAGATAAATATTGGGACGGACAAGGTTATAAGAATCATAAAAATCAAAATGACTCTATATTTGAATATGAATACAAAACTTACAAAGACCAAAAACGTCGTAGAAGAGGAAAAAGTAAGTTCAAAGGAGTCTATTTAACTCAAAGTGGTTATGTAGCGCAAATAACTTATAAAAGAAAGACATATCATATTGGATGGTCAAAAAATATTTATGAGACTGCTCTCATGTTTAATAAAATTAATTTTTATTTACATGGTTCAGACGTAATCCTTAATGACGTACCTATGACAGATGAACTTAAAGAATTCATATCTAACTGGGAAATACCGGACAAAATAAAAGCGCTGAAAGGAGAAGACAATGGGAGAAGTATCGTGGATAAAACTTAAAGTTGGCATGTTTGATGACAGCAAAATCAAATATATCGAAGCTTTACCTGAAAGAGATACGATCATAACTATTTGGGTTAAGTTGCTAACTTTATCAGGAAAGTACAACGAACAAGGTTACATTATGCTATCTGAAAATTTGCCGTACAACGAAGAAATGTTAGCAAATGAGTTTAGCCGACCTATCAACTCGATAAGGTTAGCAATACAAACTTTTGAGACATTAGGCATGATTGAAAAAGTTAACGGTGTCATAAAAGTGACAAACTGGGAAAAGCACCAAAACATCGAAGGACTCGAGAAAATCAGGGCGCAGAACAGGTTGAGGAAACAAAAGCAACGAGAAAACAACAGAAAATTGCTAAATGGTCACGTGACGTCACGTGACAGTCACGCAACAGAAGAAGATAAAGAATTAGATAAAGAATTAGAAAGAGATAAAGAAAAAGATATAGATAAGAACTTAAGTTCAATTAATAGCGCAACTGACGTTACGCATGAGCAATTTGAGGAATGGTGGAAACTTTACGACAAGAAGAAAGATAAGAAGATGTCTTTTACTAAATTCAAATCATGCTTAAAGAAACATTCTTTTGAACAAATCATGCAAGGCACTCGAGAGTATTTAAAAACTATTACAGACAAACAATATCAAAAGTACCCCAAAACATTCTTAACTAATGAAAGCTATATGAATGATTATAGCGAAGAGATTAAAGAAACTGGCATAGATCAATTGGAACGTATGAAGTACGACGAAAGTTATTGGGATTAGGGGGACATTATGAAACCACTATTCAGCGAAAAGATAAACGAAAGCTTGAAAAAATATCAACCTACTCATGTCGAAAAGGGATTGAAATGTAAGAGGTGTGGCAGTGAATACGACTTATATAAGTTCGCTCCTACTAAAAAACACCCGAATGGTTACGAGTATAAAGATGGTTGCAAGTGTGAAATTTATGAGGAATATAAGCGAAACAAGCAACGGAAGATAAACAACATATTCAATCAATCAAATGTTAATCCGTCATTAAGAGATGCAACGGTTAACAACTATAAGCCACAAAATGAAAAACAAGTAAAAGCTAAACAAACAGCAATAGAGTATGTACAGGGTTTCTCTACAAAAGAACCAAAATCATTAATATTGCAAGGTTCATATGGAACTGGTAAAAGCCACCTAGCATACGCTATCGCAAAAGCAGTCAAATCTAAAGGGCATACAGTTGCTTTTATGCACATACCAATGTTGATGGATCGTATCAAAGCGACATACAACAAAAATGCAGTTGAAACTACAGACGAGCTAGTCAGATTGCTAAGTGATATTGATTTACTTGTACTAGATGATATGGGTGTAGAAAACACAGAGCACACTTTAAATAAACTTTTCAGCATTGTTGATAACAGAGTAGGTAAAAACAACATCTTTACAACTAACTTTAGTGATAAAGAACTAAATCAAAATATGAACTGGCAACGTATCAATTCAAGAATGAAACACAATGCGAGAAAAGTAAGAGTAATCGGAGACGATTTCAGGGAGCGAGATGCATGGTAACCAAAGAATTTTTAAAAACTAAACTTGAGTGTTCAGATATGTACGCTCAGAAACTCATAGACGAGGCACAGGGCGATGAAAATAGGTTGTACGACCTATTTATCCAAAAACTTGCAGAACGTCATACACGCCCCGCTATCGTCGAATATTAAGGAGTGTTAAAAATGCCGAAAGAAAAATATTACTTATACCGAGAAGATGGCACGGAAGATATCAAAGTCATCAAGTATAAAGACAACGCAAATGAAGTTTATTCGCTTATAGGAGCCCATTTCAGCGACGAAAAGAAAATTATGACTGATAGTGACCTAAAACGATTCAAAGGCGCTCACGGGCTTCTATATGAGCAAGAACTAGGGTTACAAGCAACGATATTTGATATTTAGAGGTGGCACATGGAAATAGAAATTAAATTTAACGAAACGTTTGAGGCACCTATGGGCTCGCCTCGTCCACGCTTTCGTAAAACAGGTAGATATGCACACACATATATGCCTACAAAATATACAGAACATAAAAAATATTTACAAAATCAAATGCCAAAGCTAAATCTAGAAAATGCATTAAAAATCGAATTAGACTTTTACTTTCCATTGCTTAAATCATGGTCGAAGAAAAAGAAAAGTGAAATGGTTGGACAGTATAAAGTGACTAAGCCGGATATCGATAACTTAATTAAAACAGTATTAGACGCATGTAATGGTCATGTATGGAAAGACGATAACCAAATTACAGAAATAACTAGCTCAAAGCGTTATGGACTAGAACCAAAAATAATCATGCGAGTTGAGGAAGTGATCTAATGCAACAACAAGCATATATAAACGCAACGATTGATATAAGAATACCTACAGAAGTTGAATATCAGCATTTTGATGATGTGGATAACGAAAAAGATGCGCTGGCAGATTACTTATATAACAATCCTGGCGAAATACTAGAGTATGACAATTTAAAAATTAGAAATGTAAATGTAGAGGTGGAATAAATGGCGGGCATAAAAACGAAAGTGAGAATAGACGGTAAATTGATGACGCTTATTGATGTATCGGATAAATACGACATCAAAGTATCGACATTGATTACTAGGTACGACAGAGGGGCGAGGGGGAAAGATTTAATACAAAATGTAGTAAAGCCTAAGAAAGTAAAGGTTGACGGCAAAATGATGACTGTTAGCGAAATAGTTAAAAAGTACAACCTAAGCAAAGGACTAATTAATTACAGGGTAGCAAAAGGGCTAACGGGCGATGCGCTTATTGCGCCACCACAAGAAAAACCCCCTTCTAAATACACTGAATATGAAAATGAGCAGATGAAAAAGAAAGGACTCACGCCCGAAATAGTTAGAAACAGAGTTGCGAAGGGTTGGGAGATGTCGGAAGCAATTGATGCACCTTTCGGCATGAAGCTAAACGACTATAGAGAAATACAAATAACAAAAGCTTTGGAGCGAGAGTGTGAAATGGCTAGGCAACGACGTAAAGAAGCTGAGCTAAGAAGAAAGAAGCCACATTTGTTTAATGTACCACAGAAACATCCAAGA